AATCATAATTCCCTTATTGCTCCCCTTCATAGTTACACTCTCCTTTCAAGATCAAAGTTAATTGCTTCTCACTAAAGGAGCCAAAATATCAGCGAGGCCAGCCGTCAAATTCTTCCAGGCCGTCAACCCACTCGTTAAGATTCTTTATTGACAGACCAAGATCATCCGTGGTCGACCTGATGCAGGTGCCTCTAAGAGCAAATGCGTCCTCCTCCCATTCTTCTGGAAGTGAGGAAAACTTATAGTTCTCGTCGAACAAGACATACCCTTTCCCGCTATGTTTATCTCTCATCTCATGTCCGGAGCAGCAGTACCTGGTCCTGTAGCCCTTTTTATTAAGGCTTACAATCGGCTTTATCATAAGCTCGTCAATGGTAGCAAGCTCCCTGTGAGCATTGCACAAGGCACTTGGGCAGTACATAAACGGCCTTCCATTCTCCCACATCGGCGTGATCTGATTTGCAAAATAGACATTAAAACAAATCGGACAAAACAAATAAGACGATCTCCAACTCATACAATTCTCCTTTCAAACATCAATGAAAAAATTAAAGAGCTCAGACATTTGTCTGAGCCCCATGATTCACTTAAGCAGCCCCATATCGTCAAGGATTGAACGATACGTTTCTCCTTCCTGATACCTCCTTTCTATGATCCTTTCCTGCCTCTTAGTAAGCTTCTTCCTGGCATAACTCCATCTATCCGTCCGGCGGTCATAGAAACGACGGTTCCGCCATTCGTCCTCTTTCTTATATGCTATTATCTTCGTCACGTGTTTCGCGATTCCGGCAATAGATGTAAGAAGGATGATGGCCAATTCCTTGTTCCTCACACACCAGCCTGCAAACTTTGCAAGGCCGTCAGTAAACTTCTCCCAGAGATCCTGGAAAAACCACTTCACTTTCTGTACCATTCTTTTAATCATATCTATTCTCCTTTCTTGTGGATACTTAGTTCCTCATTAGAGGAGCATAAATATAAGCGAAGAAAAAAGAGGAGACACAAAGTCTCCCCGTTTTCTCTTAATCACTTTATGAATGCCGGCATATAATGCCATACACCAATATTGCAATCAAGATCAAACTAATTAAGTCCATAACCGTCTCCTCCTTTTGAAATTGTTACAACTACTTCATTAAAGGAGCGGAAATATCAGCGAAAAAAATGAGAAGATAGGACGCTCAAGCCCGTACGACGGCGATTCGGGTTTCCCCTATCCGTCTCCTATTTGTACTATAGGCGCCGTAGTTATTACCCCTACGATCTACTCTCTTCTCATTAGAAGAGGCAAAATTTCTGCGAACTTAAAACCTTGTCTCCCATGCGTGCTTTCGAAGCCGTGGCATCTTTAAAGCCCACATTACTTTTCTGACCTCAACTGTCGGATACAGATCACCACTTGGAAGCTCTGCGTTTTCATTAAGATACTCATCAAAGCCTTCGGCATTTGAAATATCAATGCTAAGCTTCTCCTCAACCCTGCCCCACCTTGTGTACTTAAGGTCTGGGTTGAAGTATTGCTGAATCACGGCAAGCCCTTTCCCGTTTGGAAGAAGGAACAGCGTGCAGTCATTATAAAGCGGGTGATCGCAGTAATAAGTTTTGCCGTCTATCATGTTTCGTTTCTCTTTCGATGAGTTTCGTAAAGGTACCTGAATAATTCGTTGCGCTTATATAAAAGGTCGTCATATTCGTTCTGAAGATCTACTATTTCGGAGCTAAACGCTCTATCAAGCTCCTCCTTGATATTAGTAAGGTCTTCAATAGAGCGATCTAACTCAGCACATCGCTTACTCATTTTTGACATTTTGTCGAGTATCTCTTCGTCTGAAATTCCATCAGGTATGCCTATTTGCTCAGATTCAAACATCTTGTTCACATTATTGAGCGCGTTGATAATAGCAGTTTTGTCCAGCATGTCTGTGTCCTCCTTTTGAAAAATATAAGTATCAAAAAAAAATGAGAGAGGTGACCCACGCTAGTGCTTATGCATACGTAGTCGGATCTTCCCCGACCCACTCAGTCAGATCTAGTCTGACCTCTCGGCGGTCTTAAGGGTGCGTATGCTTACCTTCTCATTAAAAGAGCTAAAAATTCTGCGAAAAATAAAGAGCCCAGATAAATACCTGAACTCTTGTACGGGTACCGCCAGTGTGTTACACTTCAGGCGGGTATCCGAGGATATACCTGACATGTCTCTCTGTGAGATTCGTCATACTCGCGATCTCGGGGATCGTAAGATACTCCTCTCGATAGAGATGGATGACATAATCCTCCATACCCTCACCTCCTTTCTTGTGACTTACTGGGTTCCATTAAAGGAGGTTATTTATTTGCGAAAGAAAAGAGCCCGGATTTAATTCCGAGCCCATCCGTAAAATTCGTCATACGGACCAACTTTTAGTATTGCTTCCGGGTTTACTGCTTCTTCGTATTCATAAATAATCTTCCGCAGTTCAAGAAGACTCATGTATCCATAGGTGTTAAATTCCGCAACCACCCTATCTAATATCATGCTTCTCATTTCGTACGGGATACCACTTAATAAGAGTAAAGTAGCAGTAACTTCCTTTAAGCTTTCAACTGTTTTGTTAGTATCCATAAGTTACCCTCCTTTCACTATAAGACCAAATATAAATGCGAAAAAGAAAGAGACCATAAAGGTCTCCTCCTTTTGAAACTTCTTTCAATTTAATGCTTGAAGAATCGACCAGATAATCCATTCTTCACAACTGTCTGCGCTGACGTTGTCAGTAAGGCATTCTCCTTCTCGAACTCGGTCGATTTGTTAAACATCTTGTACTGTGTTACCGCAGAGAAGACCGTCGCAAACGCTATCCCGCCTTTGCCGACAAGATCAAGAACTGCCTTTCTCGTGTCGCTTTTAGCCTCCGACTCATTCCTCTCGCGCTCTGCCTTGATAGCTTCAGCCTTTGTGTTAGCCTCGCTAGCAATTTTCTCGCGCTCGACTTTGAGCTCCTCAGCCTTCGCCTCACGATCGAAGTCATTCTTGATATCGGCGTTAAGCTCGTGATAGAGCTTACTGATCGCCTCGTACTTCTGCACAGCATCTTCATCAGATGGATCGATCATACCAATCGCATCGAGAAGCGCCTTATTAGCCGCCAGTTTCCTAGCCGTGAAATCTTCTGCTGTCATTTTGTTCTCCTTTCTTATTTGAAAGTTTACAGTTTCTCATTAGAGGAGCTGAAAATATTACGAAAAAAGAAAAGACCCGTGAATTACTCACGGATCCAATCAGTTGGACATTCCTTAAAGCTACGTGATATAGCATACAAATATTTCTTTGTGTAACTGCTTTTTCTTTTCCTCAACATGCTAGCATATGCAAACACTAAATTTCCAATCGGCACGCAATAGCAGACTATGTCATGTTTTCTGAATTCTTTACGTAAATCTTTGAATTCGTCGAATGACAATGCTCTGCACAACACGGCTAGATTTGGATTCTTTGCCATATCGCCAGCTAATGTTTCAGGCGTAACCCAAGTGTTTTCCCAGTTACCATTCCTAGATAATATTTTCATACTCATATTCGTCTCCTTTCTAGGTGTATTGTTCCTACTAAAGGAATAAAAATATAAGCGAAAAAAAAGAAGAGCCAATCTTTCGATTGACCCTTCCAGCCGACGAGTTACAAACCATACTTCACTTAAGAAGCCAGTTACCGATCTTTTCTTCTTTGTCTGAGCACCAGATGAAAGCGTGACCAAGACCATGCTTTGCGCCTGTGCCAGCCTTAACTGCACCTCCGGCAACGGTCTTCCCGGCCGTGACTACACCGTCAGCTACCGCTGTGCCTGCATCGCAGACTGCAGTGATGCCAACCTTGTACCACGGCTGTTTAGCCGTTTCCGTAGGCTTGTCAGACTTGGCAAACGCTGTCATAGACATCGTCATAACCATCATCATTGCTACTACTACAATAACCATTTTCTTCATAACTTTATCCTCCATAAAAGTTTGTTTTCTTGTCATTATAGAGGCATAAATTTATGCGAAAAAGAAGAGGCCAGACATCAGTCTGAACCCCTTTCTTTTACAAAACTGTAGCATAAGTAAATTATGTCATACGGCCAAAGAATAATGTTGATTACGCAAGCCAATAGTAACGCTACCGTACAAGCGGCCCCATATAAACCAAACTCGTGTTCGATAAGCTTTCGATGTATTCGTTCTGCTTTACCGAGCATACGAAACATAGTCCATATGTTACCAATAATACAGTAAATCAATAACTTAAATATCAAATCATTCATAATGTCCTCCTTAAACAAGTACGTATTTACAGTCTCTCATTAGAGGAGCAAATAAAATTGCGAAAAAGAAAGAGCCCGGATTTTAGTCCGAGCCCGTCCTTTTGACAGATAAGGTTATTCTTCTTCTTTTCTCTCTTTTTCAATTTCCTTACTGATAAAGTCGATAAGCGTCGTACCGATTACCAGACGGATCATGAAGTATATTAACAGTAACCCTCCAATCAACCCAAGGTTACTTACTATAAATGCTATAGTAAGCACCGGGTGGAATAAGAGCAGTAACATAAATATAACCCAGATCGCCTTAACAATGGTTGATAGCTTCATTATTTATCCTCCTTTTTTGAATCCGATTTAAAGTTAGTTACAATCTTATCTGTCACTATAGAGGCAAAAATATAAGCGAAAAAAAAGAAGAGGCATTAGGCCTCCTCTTCACACCGTTTTCTGAGTGTACTTACTGTTTCATAGAGTTCATGTATCTGTGCCGTAAGTTCCTCATAGCTTTCGATAATGGATGATGCGAAATCGACATCTTTTGCCATTTCTTTAACCATGTCAATGGCATCACTAGCGAGTCCGCACTGGTAATCCGCTATCGAGAGCTGTGTGTCAATATGCGACCAAACATACAACTGCTTCTCTTTATTAGTCATAAGTTATCCTCCTTTCTCACTAAAGGAGTATAAATATAAGCGAAAAAGAAGAGGCGATCAAGTATTTGTGTTTTTTTACTTTGCTAATCTTACCATTCTTACCGAATACTTGGCGTGATATACGTTATCGTCATCTGGTACACAATCTATCGAACGTTCAATCTCTTTAAAAACGCTACCTAAATTGTCGCACACCACTGTGCATTCTTCGTCCTCATTCACCTCGTAAGTCAGAATATATACGTAATTATCCATCTAAAATCTCCTTTCTGCCTCTTCACTATAAGACCAAATATAAATGCGAAAAAAGAAAGAGGCATTAAGCCTCCTCCTTTTTCAAAAGCGTAGATACTCTGTCATTCAATTCAGTCGTTTCTGCAAGCAACTGCTCAAACGTATCGTGGATCGAATTGGCAAGCTCATCGCTTGATGGAAACTCTGTCGCTTCCATAAAGTCGATAAGATTACAATAATTCTTGATCGCTTTCCCCGTCTCAAGTTCGATTGCTTCCAGAAAATACTTTCTAATCTCATCCATAAGCTATCCTCCTTTCTCACTAAAGGAGTAAAAATATAAGCGAAAAAGAAAGCCCGTGAATTACTCACGAGCCATTCCAAAGTCAAAAGCTGGAATTTTATATAGTTTAGTTCCTAAATTGTTCAGTGCATTTGCTAATCCTCTCCATTCTGACATCGAATGCGAGACAAATTTTATCGTATTGCCATCATAACTGACCCGTGCATAAGTTTCTGTAAATCCACTTTTGCCCGTTTCTAAGTCATGCGCTATATCCATATAGTGCCTCCACCATTCGGATGTAAAGCGATTGCTATAAACTGTTACTGTTTTAGGTATCATATTAATTCCTCCTTTCTCACTAAAGGAGTTAAATTATCTGCGAAGGCGGCTAAGACAGTAGAAGAAGCGCCTGTACTGATGATAATAATAGTCCCTTGAGCACAAAAGCCCATCTGCCCTGAGGCACCCGTAAGAAAGCCCTTCAGTCACACCTTTTAGAAGGTATTTGTAAATATCACAGTCTGCCTCGATCGCAGCCTGTTCGACCATCTCCACCTTCTTTAAATACTCATCTCTCCTCTCTACCATCCATTCAACAGGTTTTGCTACATCACTCGACCTGCCATCGCCCTTCTCGCCAAACCAGTTAAGCCTGCCAAGCTCTCTTTTCCACTCGCTGTACTGAAGGCAGAAGTGCTTAAGCTCATAGTATCTGTGTTTACTGATGTAGTATTCGTTACTTTTTGAAATCTTTGCTCTAATTACAGTTCCCATAACATCCTCCTTAAATGTAGGGAAACTGTAACTCAAATGACCGTAACCTGCGTTCTCCTTTCAAAATTTTACTCAAGTTACTCAAGATACTACCCTGCGATAGTCTATAAACTACGCCCCAAAACACGTTTTGCTCGTGGGTTCGAATCCCATATGCTCCATTGAAAGTACGCCTTTAAAAGGGATCGTTACTCAAGTTATTACTCATTTAAGCTCGGCAATTGAGTTAATTATATCTCTCTTTTGCTGAGCTCTCTTTCTGTCTCTATGATAATGAAGCTCGGTTGTACTGATGTCGGTATGCCCCATCTGCTTTTCTATAACTTTCGAATCCACATGATTATCAAGTAGAATCGTTCCGTAAGTCTTTCTAAGCTTGTGGGGAGACCTTAGCGGAATATCAAGCTTTTTGCAGATCTGGTAGAGTCTTTTCCTTATCTGATTTGTATGCATTCTGTTTCCATGCATCCCGATGAAGATAAAGTCCGGCGCCTTTCTTAAAATATCAAGAAGCCACAGATAGGAATCAGGCACTATTACCCTCCTTATTCCTGCCGGCGTCTTTGGATACTCTGATACTTCAAAGTAGTTCTTGCCATTTAATCTAAACTGAGTCTCTGTTCTATGAACGTAAATTTCCCCGTTTAAAATATCAGAGCCTTTAAGGCACACGACCTCGCCAACCCGAAGACCTGTTGCAAACAATAAAAGAACCCCAAGGCAGGATAGATCGTCTAAATGGTCTTTGCAGTACTTTGTAACCATCTCGATCTCATCGTCGTAAAAGATCTCTTTTGCATCGTCGACTATCTTTGGCTTAAAGTCGGCCTCGCTCATATCGAGGTCTTGAAATATCATTTCAACTGAGTATGGAAAGAGCCCCATCCTCTTCGCCTTTTTAAAGATGCCCTTAGTTAAGGTCTTTAAATTGGAGAAAGCCTTTCTTGACAGATGGTATTTTGCAACCTGATCTTCTAAAAAGGTCGAAATATCATTGGGAGTAATCCTGCTTATCCTCTCTTTTCCAAAGTCAGCAAAGAACTTCTCAAAGTCGTGATCAAACCTTGTCGCGGTTGAGGGCTTGATTTTGCCAATTTCAACTCTTCTTTTATTCCACTGAGCATAAATATCATTAATCGTCGGATCTGATGTGTTGTCCTTGTAGTAAGATACTATAAGCTTTTCAAGTTCTGCCCTGTCCTTTCTTTGAATTCTCTTTCGATCCGGCAGGTAAGTGACCCACCTCCCATCTTTGTTTTGATAGATTTTGTACCTGTGCTTCTTTAAGTATTCCTGATTCTCCATTTCCTTAATTTTGCAGATTACGGTCTCATCAAGAATACCATTTTTGAGTAACTCATTCAACAAAGTATCCATGCTAGCATAATAACTTGAGTAATGGTCACCCGGATTCGAAAAAAAAATAGAGCCGTGAAATATCCACGACCCTATTTTCTAAAAGCAGCTTGCCTATTTATCTTGAGAGAAGGCATTTAGAGTATGATTCGTCACCGTGAAACCTATGGTATGCTGCTTTTCTATTACGTCAAGATCATAGTCAAGCGAAAGCCAGAACGCTGGCGCCGTAGGATCATCTTTGTTGATCATAAATCTCCCCGCTTTTTTGTATGATCTGAGTAACCTGCCTGTAATTACGCCCAGTACAAACATTAACAGTCCATAAAGGACTGGAAGTATTAATGCGCTCATAAGTCTCCTTTCAAAACATTTTCCAAAATTCCCTTCCGGGGATTTTTTCAGATCTCTTTTACGATTGCCGCAAAATTAGCCTCATGAAGTTTCTCGCAGCGCTTAACCGCCGTCGACTTCTTGGCAAACGGTTTCCCGTCTTTCTTTCGTCTTGATACGACTCTATACCGAGTTCCGTGCTTCTCAACGTCAGCATGGAATCCAGCATTTTGGACCTGCGTAGCCAAATCCGTCGCATTCTTCTTCGACTTAAACACTCCAAGCTGAATCTCATACATGGGTTTCTTAGCCGGAGCCTCTTCCTTAGGAGCGATCTCCTTGTCATACCGATCAAGATTGTAGCGCTGAATAATGCTTGAGATCTTGGCAACGTAGTCAGGGTCTGTTGCATAGCCGCCATTCTTAATCAGGGTAATAGCTTCAAGATAGTTCTTGCAGTTAAGAAGACCTTCGTATCTCTTCTTCTTGCCATCCATAGCTCCAAGAAGATACGCAGAATGATCCTTGATCGAATCCTCAATGCTAGGATACTTCCTAAAGAGTGCCTTGATCGTGATCATCTTCTTGCCATCCCATTCCTGGGTATCGATCGCAACGGTGCTCTTGCCATCCCAAACGCTCTCCCAGGTATTGCCAGATAGCATCTTCTTCATGCCAAAGCAGTTGTTAGCACTCTTTGCAAGAACAGTCTTTGCATAACCTGATTCAAGGATCATCTGAGCTGCCGTTACCGAAAAGAGAATTCCGCTCTTATCATTCTCATGAATCAGTTCAAGAATTTTCTCGGCAGCTTTTCCTTCGGAGATTCCTTCGAAGTCTTTTGCCTGAGTTCCGGCAGGTTTGGTCTTGTTGGCATAAACCACTTCTCCTGCTTCGTTAAAGACAGAATATCCATACGGGCAGGCTTTCTTAGCATTTTCAACCTGAACGTATGCTCCAAGCTGAGAGTCTACATCCTTCCAGCTCTTCCTTACTCTAAACCAGGTAGTGGTCACGATATCGTCATCATCTACCTTCCCGTTCATAGCGTTCACTACAGCCTGACGGAAAGTATCCATGTTAATCCCAAAGCGATCCCATACATGGGTCGGATCTACGTGAGCCGATGACAGACCAGCTCTTCTACCCTCATCGTGAGAGGAAATCAGATAAAGGCCCGATGCAAGCTTTGCCTTCGGGTTCCACTTATGTCTCTTGCAGATCTCAGCGCAAAGCTGCACTGCGGTATCGTAGCCTCTGAAAATATCCCTTTTAAAGTTCTCGGCGTTGGTTACAGTGTAGTTAGCCCCGCCGGTGTACTTAATGAAGTCAGACTCGGCAATCTCGATCGTGATAAGATTTCGGTTGCCGTATCCAGCATCTGCCCACGAATAATAATCTTCGGGAAGGAGCTGATACACTCTTCCGGAGACGTCTGCATCGCAAATATAAGTCGTGCAGGCATTAACTGATGGCTGATTCCAGTAGTCGCAAACAGCCTTAGCTGTACCCTGACCGCACCCAATCGTGTGAATCTGGATGCCGATCTGGGTACGCTTAGCTCCCTTTCTATAACACCTGTTTTTAGTCAGGTAGTTTTTAATTACATTTAGACTCAAGTTCCTCTACCCTCCTTTCGTTAGTAGTCAGACCCGCCAACTGCAATCCAAGTAATGTTTGGCGCAAGCGATATGCTAGCATTGTTATAAACTCGAACTACAAAACCTGTAGTCGTTATGCTATGTACTGCGCATGAGCAGCTTCCGTAATCAGCTGCAGTTGACGACGTGCTGAGGCACGCAACAACTCTTGGTGCGGTTGTATACACATATGTATTGAAGGTAACCGAAAAATCTTGATAACTATGAGAATTTACCTGTTGGCCCTGTATATACCCACAGTCGATGCCTATATTTCGCTGGGTGGTAAGAATTTTTGTTGTTTCGAGTCCAGAGTCAGCAGTAAGCTGCGAATAAGTTTGGCCTCCATTTTTAGCGGAGTAAAATCCCCAGGCATCCTGCATAGATGCATCGTCTTGATTTTCGTCAGCCAAAGAAATTACAAACGGATTTGTCGTATCGCTTCCGAGTTTAATTATCTGCTGCATCTGCGGGTTCTCGGTTCCCCAATCGACAGTCACCGTTCCGGCAAAGGATCCGTCAGCGCCTTTAAGGGTTCCTGAAAACTCAATGTTTTTTGCCCTAAGCGTATCAACGTTTATGCTCGGATTAGAGACATTTGCTGTAACTGCTGCCTGCCTGTTTTTCAGCATGACAAGAACTCTGTCGCCCACAGCAACACTTACAGAAGATGCGCAGGGCGTAGAGTCAGTGGCTCCGTCAAATATAACGTCGACCGTCCCGTCCTCGTTAATCTTGTCTACAGTACCGTAAAGAAAACTTTCGCTCTTCTTCTTGGTAGTATCATTCGTCATCCTGACAAACTCTTTAACCAGTCTGTCTGATAGCTTCGCCAAAAATATCACCTCCGTAAAGCTTCTTAGTAAATACAGCCGTCTCCTGAACTGGGCATCCTGGTACACACTCTATGACCTGCTTTGTAACCTTAGCCTTAGTGTTTCTAAATCCGGCTCTTGCGTAATTGAGCATCACACAGTCGCCAATCCTTACAGGGCAGTATCCGTGTCTGTACGAAAGCTCGAAATCAACAGATGACAGGCTTACGAGTTTGTTATGGGCATACTCGTTTAGCTGGTCTTGAGTTATTCCGTCAACAACATCTGGACTGCTGTCCCTGTAAGTAATCCATCTGCCCCTTGCCTGATACGAAACAATACTCGTATCGTCATCGTTCTTATCCTCGGCTGTTAAAAACTCTCCGCTGCTTGACGAAAAGACCACCTCTACCCTGTTCGGTACGCCGAAAATATCACGAGAAGCTGACATGTCTGGATAAAGAATAGAGCTGTTATCATCCGTATAGATCCACCTTGGCTGCATAGCGTTGATGTCTCTGTCAGGGACAAATATAACTCTGCTAAGTTCGTCAAGCCCGAGACTGTACTTTGCGTTCACAAGAAGGTCAGATACAAATGTAAGTCTTGAATCTTGCGGATCAGATAGAAAATCGCCCGTAAGAGTCGTTGCGTCTTCGCACTCTCCAACAGGTGCTCTTAATGATGTGTCAAGCAAAATGCTCCTTGCTCTATCCACAACTTTATCACCTTTCCGCACAGCATAGCCAATCGGCATTTGCTTCTCTGTAAGCTCAATTAACGGAGTGTAGGCATCATGGCTCACCGAATTAACTTTCCCATCAAACGATGTACTCGGTGTCTGGGCAAGAAAAGTCCCAAGGGAAATCTTTTCTTTTTCATCCCCTTGGGTTGCAATAAGGTAAGGCCTTATATATTTGTCATTAAGGTCATCGCTCGAATCAATAGACGCACTGCCCAAAGTGTCAAGTGACAAATCTCTTGTGATACTGCAAGATTTTATCCTCGTTAGCCTCTCAACATCAAACCATGTGTACGGGTCAACAATGTAGTATTCAAAGGTTTGGCGCATGGATTTAGTCCAATCAATCATTTAAGCGCCTCCTTCCACCCTTGTGATCGAGAATGTTACCGGTATGCTCGCCTTACCGTGCGTTATGTTATACGAAACTTTAACATTAGCCCAGTATCCTGTGCCATACGGCTCTCTTACATATACGTCGCCGGGGTAAATAGCCAAAGCTCTGATTTTTGCAAGAGTGTCAACGTCGCTTCTTGGAATCTCTGCATTCCACCTTGAGGTAGAGCCTTCCTGAGTTCCGTAGTAACTCACCGGATGGCGCCTTCCTATATATTCAATTAAAGATACATCTGGCGAAACATCATCAGATACATCAATATTATAAGGAAGTCTTAGAACCGTTCCCGCCCACTCGTCAACAACGTCGTCATAAACCTCGGGATCTACGAAGAACGACCTTACATCGCCGTCCCACTGTATTACAGCACATCCTGCATTAACGGGAATTGGCTCCGGGTCCTCGTAGAAAACAACACCAGTCTTTAAATCAGTTGCCACAATTCTGTATCTTGCGTAATCCAAAGATGGATGAGGATCGGTTACGGTGAGATTATCCCCCGCATCAATCCCCGACTGAATCAAAGTTAAATGGCTGTCGTAGTCGATTCGATATACAGCAAGGGTAAAACCTTTTCTATACTCAAATTCCCACTCGTCAGAGCAAAACGGCCTGATGTAGGCTGTTAAAGTCGTTTCGTTAATGGAAATATCAGCACCTGGACTCCAGCTGGGAACCTCCCACTTCGCCTTGAAAGAACTTTCCGCTTCGGCTGTTAATCCGTTTTGCATCGCCACGCTCATTCTAACCGTGTACGTAGTTCCTTCGTTTAAATATAAATCGCCGGGATTAAGCTCAATTAAGAGCTCGTGATCCGAAGATGCGATGTAGTTCGAATAAATCTCCTCGTCGATGTTGACGTGGACTTCCATTCCGTCGTCTCCGGAAATATCATACTCCTCGTTCGATGTAATCGATATGGTGTACGCCACAGGAGTTTGAGACGACGGAGTTGCGAGTGCGTTTATTTTAATTGGAAACGACTCAACTACCGCATCAGTCTCTTCAGGATCCGCAACGCCAACACCAAAGGATATGCCGGGAGGCGAATAAACAACTGCCTCGCGATACTCAGACCAATCTGACCACTCGTCTGCGATACCGGATATGCCTTTCGTACAAACTCTCCAACTAATCTTATCGCTGTCCTGAAGCGTACTGGTATCGTAACTGTAACTGTTCTCTGTCGTGAGCGTGATCACGGTTTCTTCCTGGTCGTTAATCTTTATTCCAACCTTAGCGCCAGACTGCTCTGACCCATCTTCAGAGCTGTGAGCCCAGTTTATGACAATCGGATCGCCGAGCTTTCCAACACTCGTATAAGACCAAACGGTCGGTACGTCAGGTTTCTTTCCAACAGGAACATCCTTAACGTCCGACCATTCGCCTTCGCTTCCGTTCTCGCTTCCAACGCCCCTCAGCCTGAAATACCATTTTTCCTTCCCCTCCTCTACCGTAAGAGAAGATGCCGGAAAATGGGTTGTCTTGATGTTATCCTGCCTCTGAATTGAGCTGCTCTCTGTATCAAAGACAGGAACGCCATCAATTGTTTCGTTTGTATACTCAAGGGTATACGACTCCGCTCCTACTAAAGCATCCCACCTGACATCGACCGTCCCAAACGTTATTGTAACCAGGTCGTTGATTGTAGCCTTATCGGGCGGGGTATACTTATTCTCAGAATAGCTACTCCAGTCGCTTGTTTCGCCATGCTTCCCATAAGCAAAAGCCCTTGCTTTATAGCGGTGCCCGCCAACTTTGGCCTGATCATAGGTCACGCTCGCAACACCAATGTTCACCGCATTCTTCATGATAGTCGCTTCGGGCGAACTGACTACGGTCGAATCATCCTCGACTATCTGAAACTTAAGTTTTCCATTTGAGTGCTCGTTTTGGTAATTTGTAACGCTCGCCGTTACGACATACCCGTTCGAGCCTTTAGAAACACTAACATCGTGTATGCTTGGCGCGGACGGCGTGGTATCTGTACTGCCGGCTGGAATATATCTTTCATTGGACAGAGCTTTGCCTGCCCATTTTGCTTTGTTGCCGGGGTTCGGCTTTACAGAAACTCTAACTTTAAGAGCATTAGAGGGAGGTGAGTATGTCGCGTTTAGCTCTTTCGTGGTGCTGCTGGAGCCGGTAAACCAAATACCTTTGTTTCCAGTATAGTAATACCAGCTAACTGCATAACCGTCCTGCTTTGAATAAGAAGTCCTTTTCCAAGTCGCGTATATGGTTCTTGTGGTTCCGGCCTGAATTCCTATAGTTGGTTTCGCCTTTAGCGCTCTCTTCTTTTTAGCCATACTCTATTACGCCCTCCTTTCTACTCTAGCTGCCCTGATGAGCTCTCCAACCGCCGAAGCGATATTCGATCCATCGTCATAAGTTACTCCATTGATATTGTAAGTATCCCCAGGTCTGTCGGAAGATAGATTATCTCCAAGTTTGCCCAAGGCATTTAGAATATCAGCGTTGCTGTTTCTCTCCCTTATAGCCTCCGCGTTCTCTCCAATAGCGCTGAAGTTGCTAAGAAGCGTTGGGGAAGTGGGCATAAGCGATGCAATCCTGCTTGCCCCGTCTCGAACCTGAGAAAGGTCAAGGATCGGAGTAATTATAGGCTGTTCGTTACCTGTTCCTGCTAAAATATCATTCGTAGCAGCAACTGCTCTCCTGACGCCATCAAGTGCCATGTTTGCGACATTTGATGCTGCATTTGATACCACGCTAGAATATCCGCCGATACCCTTTACAAGACCAAGGTCAAAGAATCTACCAAGTTTCTCAGTTTCCCTCGAAGGAGAATGAGAATCAAGCGTTCGCTTTGTAGCCTCCAAAGCAGCTTTTGCCACCTCTATAGCGGCATTAATTGCAGAATACTTATTAAGTCTTATACCCTGCCCAAGACCCGATGAGAAATTCCATCCGGCTGAGGTGAAGGACGACTTGTAGCCTTCGGCAGCACTTAAAGCACTATCAAGTGCTGCTTTAAGAGATGATTTAATAGAGCCCGCACCATTGATAATAGCAAGCCCAATCTTGGCCGTCATTGATGTACCAATAGCGCCAAAGCCGGACGTATCAACACTTCCAAGAGCGCTTGATAAAGCTGATGATACTCCGGAGGAAATAGAGCTGGAATCGATGTTACTTGTAATATTACTTGTAATATCTTTTCCAGTATCAGATCCAGCGTCTGTATTTGAAAGATTTTGAGAAGCTTTCGACAGGTCTGCTGAGTTAATTTTACTCAGGGCGCCTGTAAACTTATCAACGCCGCTTGTGTCAATATCAGCAAGCCCTTCGATCATGGAGCGGACCGTGTCAATATTGGCTTTAACCTTTGATACAATGTCGTCATTTGTAAGATCGCCCTCACCAAACTTGACATTGGCAAGAAGCGATGCTCCCGATGCCAGCTGTTTTACCGCAAGCGCTACACTTGAGAAAGACTCAACATCGGTAAAGGACGTTGAGAAACTATTTAGATTTGGAACAATATCAACAAGCTCCTGCGCAAAGTTAGTAAGAACGCCATCGTGGAACCAGCCACCAAAGTCAACATCGCCAAGAGCAACGCCAACTTCAGCCAGTTTTTTGATAGCATCCGTTGCAACCGTCATCTTCTCGGAGTCGAAGTCTTCCCCAAGAGAGTTGGCAAAGTCATTAATTGCTCCACCAAGACCCGTAATGCCGGTTGTAAATGAACTATAGTCAGGAGTCGTGTCAACGCCAAAGAAGTTAAGCATAGAATCTATGATTCCGCCTTCTTTGATCGTATCCAGAGCCTCTTTAAGCTTTGCGATATCATCTGTCGGGACCGTAAGCCCATCAAGAGGCGCCATATCGGTCTGCCAGTCAACAAGAGCCGTCGATAACGTGCCCATATCTTCTGCAAACTGAGTAACCTGGGTCTTATCGTCTTCGCCAAGGATAAGACTTCCAAGACTTGTAAGAAGCCCCTGAAGGCTAATCTGACCAATAATATCAATAATGTCGTCAAGAGCGGTTGTATCAATTTCAATACCATCAAACTCGCTCATTGCCGTAGCGTAATCAGTAAATCCTGTAGCGAGCGTCGACATGTCTTCTGCGGCAAGCGCAACAGCTGCTTTTCCAGTCCACGCTTCAGTAAGCTGAGACGTAAGACCGTCAACAAGACCAGAAAGAGATGCTGCCGTTACAGCCCCTATTGCATCCATTAATGGCTGAGTATCAATCTCAATTCCTTCAAAGGAAGCCATAGCCGTAGCATAGTTTGTAAAGCCCTCGGCAAGCGCTGTCATATCGTCAGCGACCATCTGCACTGCAGTCTTTCCAGTCACCATTTCAGTAACGATGGAAGTAAGACCGTCAATAAATCCGCCAATAGACGCCGCTACAACGGCTCCGATAGCATCCATTAAAGGCTGAGTATCAATTTCGATACCATCCACACTGTCCATAGCAGTCTGGTATTCGACAAATGCAGAAGACAATGCAACCATGTCGTCCGCGAGCATCTGCGCTGAAGATTTGCCCTCCTCGATTTCAGACACAATAGACATAAGTGAATCTGCAAAGCCAACAGCAGAAACGCCAAGAATTGCCCCAAGTGCTTCGGCTAGCGGCCCAATATCAACCATTCCGATTTCATTAAGCCCGCTAAGATTACTCATGAAATCAGTAATATCCTGCCCGATTTGTGGAAGCGCGTCAAACAGTTCGGTGCCGATTCCTGCAAAGAATGCCCCAACAGCTTCTCCAAGCCCTCCAAGAACCATTTTGATAATATCAAGGCCCGTTTGGATCGTCGACATCTGATCGCCGCCAAGCGCACCGATAGCCCATGCAAGAAGTGTAAATGCGGCAATGAACGCTGCCATCACGACCAATCCAAGAAGTGCTGGGCCTGCTGCCGTTCCTGCTGCTACCGCGCCATACATCGCAACGCCAAGGCCTGCAAATATCAATCCAAGCCCCGCCGCTATCTGAGCAACGGTTTCTGGATTTGGCAGAGTTGCAAGTAAGAACAGTACTGTTCCGATAGCCGCGATAAGAACGGTCATCATCAAAAGTGACGTCAGAGCCGGTTTAACCTTTCCTGTAACACCTGCTAAAACTGTGAGCATTAAAAGAATTGCGCTAATTGCCGCGACTGGTGCTATTAATGCGGTTGGCTTAATTAGCGACAGTATTGCCAAAGATGCAGCAATTGCCAGTATTACAGCCGCAAGGCCAACCATTGTGCCGAGACCTTTTTCAATTCCTTTGGCAGATTTTACCACCACCGCCAAAGCCAGCATAATTACGCCAAGAGCAAGCACGCTCTTAAGAAGAGTACCTGGCTTAATCTTTGAAATAATCCATAAAGCAGCGCCTATTGCCAATATACAGGCAGCAAGCCCCGCAATGCCAATTGAAATAGAAAGACCATCTTCGCCGACGGCCTTCTTCATAGCCTTCATGATTGCCCAAAGAGCAAATACGATTGGCACAAGTTTTACTAGACCATTAAGAATTCGGCCAAAGGGCAGGAAGGACAAAAGCATAATAAGGCCAAGCAAAGCGTAAAGCGATATTATGACGCTCATCATGGATTTTGCAGCGGCAAGACCTTCTGTTCCTCCGCTCACTTTTTGCATGACTTTCATCATTTTAACCAGCGCAGCAAACAGAACCCCCGCTCCTATAAGCCCGGCAATTGCGGTTGGCAGATCGTTCAGAACCACCTTTCCAATAAGCACGATAGCGATGATTGCAAGAATCATAGACCCAGCCATGGATGACATCAATGCTGACGCTGCGATCATTTTCTTCGGATCGAGCTTGTCCATAGACTTTGCAAACGACGTAATCAGGAGCATCATCGCACCGATAGTAGCGACGCCTTTAATTATGTCGCCCACCTTTATTCCGGCAAGAATCTTTAATGTTACTGCAAATAGCACAAACGCTCCGGCCATCTCAAGCAGCGCGGCTTTATTGAGGAAGTTGGCTTTAGATTTGTGCTCTGCCGCCATTGCAGAAATAAGCTGCTCTATCGGCTTAACCAAAGTTCCGATAAACTTAAGGCCTTTAAACGCAAGAAGCGCCGCAACAATTCCAAGAATCTGCTCCGGCTTTATGCCGGTTACAAATTTAGCAAGCTTTTTGAAGAAGCCAAACAGAACCGACCCGAGTGTCTTCGATCCGTTCTTTACTCCTTCCTTCTTCTTTGTAAAGAAGTCAATTATCTTCTGGAACGCTTCGGGGAATGAAAAGCCCGTAACAGCATTCTTAATTCCTTTAAAGAATGCAACTATCCTGTTTTTGATTTCGCCAACATTTACCCCAAGCTCGGCTAGTTTTTCCTTTACCTTTTCTTTAATTGTGGTAAAGGCGGTAACAATAGGCTCAAATATCTTGCTGTCTCTAAAGTACTTAACTACAGTATCTTTAAAAGCTTTCCAAATTTCGCCTAAGTTCTCAAACTTAAGTCCGCCAAGACTCTTTACTTTTTCGATAAACTCTCCAAATTTAGCCTTAGCGCCTTCGACAAACGCGGGGATGCTCTTAAAGAACGATCCAATCGCAGTTCCAAGAGTAGTAAAAATATCTACTAAAAACTTACCAATCTTATGCTCTTCAAAAAAGTCATGGACTCCGTTCTTTATAGCTCTTAGTTTATCCTTAACTGCCTGAATTTTAAGAAGAAGCCCGGTCCAGATCTTTCCAAAAGTGTTTAAAGAGCCGTCAGCATTCTTTCCAAGATTTAGGAAGAAATTGCTAACCGTGGTTTTGATGGTGTCAAGACCGTTTTTAATCTTTTCGCCAATCCCCGACAGGGAAATGTTTTCTTTAAGATTAGAAAACGCCTTCTTGATGCCGGAGAAAATATCAATCTTATTGCCTTCTTCATCGATCCCCTCAAAAGCAAGGGTCATGTCATCTTTAAATCTGGTAGCACTGTCAGAAAGTTTCCCGAAAGTATTCTTGGTTCCGTCTTCTTTCTTGCCAAGACCGGTAAAGAAATCTTTTATAGTTGTTCCAAGTGTTTTGAAAGAACCCTTAAAGTTCTTTACAAGAGTACTTGCGGAAATATCTTTCCAAAGACCCTGAAATGCTAACTTAATACCCTTAAAGAATTCCTCAGGAGACTTGGTATTGGAAAACGCATTTACAACTCTGTCTTTAAACGTCCCAAAACTCTTCCCCACATTATCTAAAATGTTCGGGAAATTGTCGTAAATATAGCTAAACGCATCGCCAAAGCTATTAAGCACTCGCTGTACTCCGGGAAGAGCTTTAAATGCATCAAACCAGCCTTTAATCTTCCCTGTCACCACGCCAACGCCAGTTTCAATAGCACCAAACGTCCTCTCGACTATCTGATTTTGAACTGCCCAGTCATTAAGCATGGTAAGAAGATTGCCAAGCTTAGTGATAAATCCTCCAATAGGACCTGCCAGAGCGTTAAATATAACTCCAAGCCCTTTAAAGACCGTTCCAAGAAGCCTCTTTCCAACGCTAAGTAGCAGGGAAAAGACAGAAAATATACCACGAAACGCATTGCCAATATTCTCTGCGTTCTTCAGGGCAAATCTCCTAAGCGCTTTAGACGCGTCGTTTATCGCCCTTGCGATGTTGTAGATCATATCTCCGGTAGCCGGCGGAAACACATCATCCCACGCACCTTTAATAGATCCTGCAATCTTCTTAAACGCAAATATGCTAGTAACAATCGAATCAAAGAGGAGTTCTCTGCCGCTCTTTTTGAGTGATTTTGAATCCACTTTGTCGATAATATTGTCGAACTCTCCTGAGGTTCCTTTCATGGATTCCTCAAGCCCGACATTGGCAGCGGCCTGCTCTCTGATGGCATCTGTTATATTCCATGTATTGCCCGCAAGCTTGTAAAGCTCGTTTACATACGCCTGAACTTTCTCGCCGTCGAACCCTTCTTCGTTAAGCTGAGCAATTCGCTCGGGCATATCGTTGCCAAAATCACCCTTGATGACGCGATCAGCAGCCTCGTTTATCTCATCGAGGCTCTTGCTCATACCATCGCCGTCAACGCCCTCGCTGTTTAGCCTTTTTACAGCATCAGCGAGCATGTCAGTGCTAAGCCAGCCCTCTTTTAACGAGTTCATGAACCCAACGAAGTTATCTGATTCAAAAGCAACACCGTTGGCTTTTCCAACTTCCATAAGCTCCTTGTAAAGGAGTTTTGTCTGTCTTGTGGAAAGGTCAAGATTCTTCCAGTACTCAGCCGTTACGGCCTCTGTAGGCTTGCCAAGACCTTCTTTAAGGAGATTATTTCTAGCCTTTGCCTGAGCATCAATAATGCCGCCAAAGGTATCCGAGAGCATGGTGAATAGCTTCTTTGACTGATCGAAATCACCAATTAAAAGCTCCCATGTCTGAGCCCACCCGGAGCCTGCGGCTTCCTGCAAAGTGTCGATGAGCTGCGTGAATGTCTTAACTTCTGTTGCGGCTTTGGATGCTTTCTGTCCAAGTTCTGTTGTTTCGTCGGCGTATTTACCAAGGGCTGTAGTTAAAACATCAGACGTCATCCACTGCGCCGACAAAGAATCGTTAAACATCTTTGTCGCGTCAAACAGTTCAGACACATGCCCATTCATGTCTGTCGTAACGGACTGATACTCCTCACCTACTTTAGTGACTGTGCCAAGCTCAACTGCCGTATCGATAAGCGTCTGCTTAAAGTCAACCGTTGCCATATTGGCATTCTCAATTGATTTCCAATCAATTAACTTTACATAACCAGAAGACAGTGCCTGAGCGAAGTTATACATCGCGTGAGACGCCTGCTGAGAGTTAGCGCCGGCAAGAGCTGCCTCGTTCGAAATACCCTGAATTGCAGCAACCGCAGTATCAAGGTCTACGCCGGCGTTTGTGAACTTGCCGATATTAGAGGTCATGTCCGAGAAGGAATAAATCGTCTTATCGGCGTAAGCATTCAGCTCGTCAAGTTTCTGATTGACCATGTCGAGGGTTACAGGAAGACCCTCTTTAGTCTTTGCGCCCATAAGGATCGTCTGCACTGACCCCATTTTGAGCTCGTACTCTTTAAAACCATCCTCGATGGGCTTTGATGTGAACATCTTGGCATACTGCATCGTAGTCTGTTCTATCTGGGATCCAATCCTTGAAAAGAACCCAAACGATACAGCGTCAAGAGCTGAGATGCCCTGCCTTGCGGTGTTTATACCCGCCGCCATCGGGTTAAAGTCAACCTTCTTTAGAGATGAATTGAAATTATCAAGGCCGTCTTTAGACGTGGTGAAATTAAGAGCTTCTTTAAGCTTCTGGATAGTTGACAGAGATGTCGCTGCGTTTCTCTCAAAATTAGTATTCTCCAAACTCATCTCAACGACTTTAGAGTCAACAACAGCGCTGCTCGATCTGCTCATTTCACCACCTCCTCCCAGGCCTCTTTGGCAAGCTCATCAAAAATGGGCTGAAGAGCTGGATTTATGTAATCCCTTCCTTCAACCCATCCGCCAGTTCCGGTTCCGTGCCCGTACTGCAATATCAGAGCTATGTTTACATGATTGTTTATGTTTGAATTGTGAAACTCTATTACCGCCCGTCCCTTTTCCCTTACAATCTCATAAGACCAGCTTGCTGCTGTAAGACCGGAGTCAACAGGGGTTGCGTTCTTCAAAGCTTCCACTCCTAATTTTCCGTATTTATTTAGAATTCCAACATCGAAATTCTCTTTAAGATGCTCAAGCCATCCGGTAACTTTACCGAAATCGCCATTCTGTTTTATCTCAATCATCAGCTCATCCTCTCGTTTTATGCTTGGCCTTTCTTGCGGCATTTAAAGCCTTGTTTTGAGCCATGATTTCTCGCTTTGACATCTTCTTCTTCGGTTTGTTTTCTTCGCCGCAAACCCGAATAAGCATGATGAGCCTGTTTATATGCCACTTCTCAAATTCTGCAGGAATGTTAAATTGCACCATCCAGCAATAAATAAGCTCAGAAGTTACCTTTTGAGTCCTGCTTCTTTTTCCATCATCAGTAATCACAGTCGCTGTCATCGGATCGTTGATGTAAGTGTTAATCTTGTTTATGTCATCTGCTGTTAAGAGATTTATATAAAAAGACTTCTCATCGATTTCCCGATTCAGGATCATGCATCTTATGTAATCAAGGGTTTGCTCATTGGTTTTCTCGCTGTCAAAAAATGGAATATGCCACTTAGCCTCCCATTTAGAGATGGAGATGAGCGAATGCTCAAGATAAAGAGTCGTAGCTTTGACCGTTCCAAAACGCTCTGTCTTCTCATCGAAATACTCCCTTTCAGGAATATCAATTCTAAGCACACACTCACCTCCTTTTTAGATTTAGCCAACTACTTCTCCAGTTACCTTCTCGATCAGCTCAGGATTTGCCTCTGCTTTAGCAATCTCGCCGGCAATAGTGCTTGCAAACTTCGCCGGGAAGATGTTGATCATGAAGTCCTTAACAGTGTTGACATCGCCTTTGTACATGATGTCGTCCATCAGCTGCGCAAAAGCCGCAGAGCAGGCGAAGTTCTCAGTAATCTCTTTGTTCTTCTTGAATACCTTGCCGTCTTCGCTCTTTTCGCCGTAAGCTGCGATGATCAGTGCCTGCAGAGCCTCAAGCATCTGAAGGTTATCCTTGGTTGCGATCAGGTTCGCAAGGCTTTTCTCGCTGAAAGACGGGTTGTTATCCAGGAAATTCCTAAGCTGGGGCTCGGTGAAGTTGAAATATAATTCTTCTTCTCTCTCGTGCCCGTCAAAGTCCTCGTACTTCTGCTTAATCTTAAACATATAATTCTCCTTTCTTTAAAAAAGAGACCCTAGTAATTTACCAGGGCCTCAAAGCATCTTATTTTGATTTCAACTTAACCCGGCAGGAACAAGGCCGTTCTTTGGATACGCCTTCTCTGACGGGTAACTCAAGGGGTTGTTGCGAAGTGAGAAGCAACTTCGTCCGGAAGGGGCAGGCGACCGGTGGTTCCTTCAGATCCGCCAGAACCGTCAGTTCCGTACAGAATATCAAGGAAAGTATCCAGCTTATCCTTATCAACCTTCGTGGAGTCGATAACGACGGTTGCGGTCGGCTTCATACCTTTGGTAGTAACCTCTGCCGGAGTCGTGGAGATCTCCCAGCTCGGGTTTGCAGCTTCCGGAGAGTCATTAACGGTCGCATGAGCTCTCTCAGAGGGAGATGCCTGGCAGTTATATACAAGGTGGAGCTTGTAACCTTTCTCAGTACCCTCAGTATCGCTGCCGATAAGCGTTCTGTAGCAAAGGCCGAACAGGCGGCGAGACTGCTGTCCGATGTATACGCCGGGAGCAATTTCCTTAGATCCGTCGCACTCTTCGAACTGATCCGGATAAGAGTATGCCTCCAGAGTACCTCCAAACTCCTCAGCACTCATCAGGTTCAGGTACTTGATGTTATCAGCCCACAGAGCGGTCGGCTCTGCACCGGACGGGCTCTCGTTAAACGCGGTGATGCCGTTCCAGGCGACTGCGTCCTTAAACGTCTTCGACGTCTTGTCGTAAAGATACAAGACCATATGGTCTACACCAGTTTCATAAATTCTTTCGCCAGTCTTGTCCCATACAAGTTTAGCCATAATATTACCTCCTTAGTAATATAAGATGTAGATTGTATGATTGAGATTGTCCGCTTGGTAAGAACGATTAAAGCGTATGCCGGGTATTGTCGACACACGCTTTGAAATCTCGCTATCAGGATCTCTGTCAATCACAGTAATTTGGTACGCGGTATGCTGCAAATACACAAGATTGTCAGCAGCCACGTTATCTATGTCGTATAAGTTGTACCTTATACACGGGTATTGCATCACAAGCGATGCCGGCGGTTGGAAGTATACATTTCTTGATCCGAGCACTTCGCAAAGCAGCTCATGGAGTTTAAGCCTCCGGTCCATTGTACACACCTCCCGCAGATAGAAGGAGTCTTGGGCTCTGAACGGTAACGGTTGCTACCTTCCATTTAGTGCCCATAAACTCAACGTACTTAATGTTGTGGAAATTCTCGTTTGCGTAGGCGTCAGCGACGATACTAAACTCATTCGAGATGTTAATATCATCGATAACCTTATCCTGGCCAGATTCATGGCGTCTGGAATTGCGAACAATATCGCCGTAGTAAGGTCTTTCAACCATACTGTCTTCCCAGACACCCGGCCTTATTTCAGATACCGTAGCAAACCCGACGTTCCCATAAAATCTGGCCATAGTTCCACCTCATTTTGATTCCATCATCAGCCGCCCGGAATTAGACTGTTTGACGCATACGTCGTATCTGCCGGGTATACAGCCGATAATGGAGTTACGCGTTTGGGCTTGCTGTGATCGCTCCGGTAGCCTTGGTGTAAGTCAGGGTGTAGGACTCGCAAACAGCGGTAACTGTACCGGCAAGCTTATTCTCAGAAGCCTTCGTAATAACCTCGAACTCGCCGTCCACATCCACAATCTGACCAACGAAGTCCTCGCCAAGGAGCTGCTTGTTGATGGAATTGACGGTTACGGTATCGTCGTCAACAGTAACCTTGATCTGAAAATCCCCAGTCTCTCTTCTAAGTCTCATAATTTTCCCTCCTTAAGGTTGTGTGGGTGATCACTGACCGATCATGCTCTTGGAATCGAAGTCAGAATCGCCGATGATCTTGCTGGTGCGGCCGGTGGTGGAATCAGCATACAGAGTGATCGCGGAGAACGGCTTCATCAGGGAACCGGAGCATCTGGTCTCGATCAGATACTTCATCTGGTTGTAGTCGATGTCGAAATCATCGAACATGTTGATGGATCCGCCCTTGTCGGCGCCAACGCTGTAATCAGCCAGGTTGACAATGATAGCCAGGATCTCCTTGCCGTTGTAGGAAGCTCTTGCCATGACCTCGTCCGGGATCGTCACAATGCGGGAAACTCTGCACTTGGTAGCAAGCTCTCCTTCGGTCTTGTACAGCGGATGCTTCTGAGTGTCCTCAAGCAGCAGCATCTCGCAAAGCATGGACTCGGAGGTGAACATGGTCGGGGATCCAGATCCCTTGTAACCCTTACGAGCGCGGATAGCGGCCTTGATGAAGTTCTCTGCATAATACTGGGCAGCATCTTCGATCGGGGTGCCGGACTGTACGCTCTGGCTCGGTGCTACGCCGTACTTGATATTGAACAGATCACTCTCGTTTACGATCGGGCGGATGCAGGTGGGATCGATCTTGTCGTCATCGGACGCCAGTCTTCCGTCGCCAACCAGATATGCTCCGGCAAGTTCCTCGTCCAGCATCATTCTCATTTCAGCCTTCAGCCATGCGATTACGTCGAAATCGGTGATGTCAATCGTGTCGTCGCGATCCAGCTTCTGTTTCTTGTAAACCGTGGTCGGCTGGGTGGTTCTCTTAAGCAGGCTGAAGACCTCTTCCTTCTTCAGTCTTCCCTTCAGGTATCCACGAGCTCTTGCCTCGTCCTCGGTGATGTCAGCATAGGTGGACTTCAGGCGGGTAAACGGAGTGTGGTGAACACCGCTCATAACGACATTTACCCAGTTGTCCGGTCTCTTGATCCATTCCGGCGGGGTATTCTGCTCCTTGGCAGACGGGAACAGCCAGTCGATCTGCTCGATGCCATAGTCTTCAGCATGCGCCAGGAAGGAATCCTTCAGGGATCCATAGCGCTTTGCATCGGCAATGATCGTGCTCATCTCGTCATGGGTGAGGGTCTCGCCCTGTGCCATATCGTTTCCATCAAATACGTTGTGCTTCATAACGTCATCTCCTTCTTCGTCAAGATCTGAATGCTCCGCGGCGCCGTCGTCCTCATCGTCGTCTTCGTCGCTCGTTGCATCTTTTACAGCTTCGTTTACAAGGAACTGGCAGACAGCCTTCTGATCGTCGGTCATCTCGTTGTAGACGTCCTCTACTGTCTTTTCCTTCTTCTCTTCTTTCTTCTCTTCCTTCTTGTCAGCCACGTCGTCTTCTCCTTTCTTTTTCTCATCGGAATGCTCAAGCTCGATGTCCTTGAAGAAGCACATGACCGCTTCGTCCTCTACCTCTTCAAAGCTTCCGTCACTATGAGCCATGGCAACATTGTCAATAAAAGCTCCAGGATTAGCCCCGCCGTAAACAAGAGAAACCTCTCTGATTACGCCGTGAAGAACCTCTTTCGCAGGGGACTGCCTGAGGTGATTGGCATAAATTGAGAGGTACTTAATGTCGCCGTGCTGCACTGCTTCTTTCGCATCCTGCGCTTTGGCAGAATTATTGAAAGAGCCGTACATGTAGACGCCTTCGTCTCTGTTTTCCAGGAGGGCATGCCCAAGTACGTCTGTCGGGGAATCGTGCTGATGCCCCCATACAAGCGGAACGGTCTTACCATCCATGTCTGCAAACGCTCCGCGCCGGATGGTTCGACCATCGGAACACTTGTAGTCATTGGCAGTAGCCCAACCGCTAAAGTCAAACTTAGCCATTTTGATTTCTCCTTCTTGTTGCATTAAAAAAGACCCCTCTCGGGGCCTAGGTTTACTGTTCTACTTGCGCTTCTTGCTCCTCTGGCGGAACTTCTTCCTCCATTGGCGCCTCTTCGGGCATCATTTGCCCCTGATCGTAAAGCTGCGGATTTGACAGCTGATCAGCTCTAGCATCCATACTCGGAGCAAGGCCGATAATGCCTCTTGCTTCGTTCTTAGTAATGATCTCACCTCTTGTAAGCTTCTCTAAAAGATCACCAAGCTGGGTTTGAGGAGTCGATACGAACGGATCAGTGAAATACATGATAGACTGGCCTTGAGTTCTGGCAGTCTTTGTTAAGAACTTACACTTCATAGCATCGATTATTGCAGAGATAACAGGCTCAACCGTCCTGTTCATATAATTCTGCATAACCGTCTCGTCCGCGCTTCCGTTAAATACTTCTTCCGGCATGCCGAGCTGAGCGTGGAACATCTTGGTATAGTACTCAACCTGCGTAAAGAGATTGTTCTCAATTGCGCGATTAAGCTGAGTTACCTTCTCAGTTCCGTCAATGTAGGCAACGCCGTACTTGGAAGAGGCGAGCTGAGACTCAAAGTCTTTGACTCTGGTGTCCGCCTGTATTCTTCTTCGCTCTGACTGTATTGTATAAGGAAGCTGAACAATAAGATTTGCTTTTCCAGAAGCAGACTCGTCGTCGATGATATCAAGCTGGTGTATCTTTCGACACAGCTGCTGGTAAAACGAGTTTGGCTCATTCATTATCGAATAGAACGGATTCTCAGGAAGTGCTACGATGCTTTTTGGAAGCGTGACTTGCTCCGTCTTGCCGAGGCGGTCGTTGTAAAGCTCAATCTTTACATCTCTTGGATACCACCCGACAACCTTTCCAACCCTCAGCGATTGGATATCAAAACCTCCGGTAATCCGGGGGTTCTCTGTAGTGTCAACGGGGACGATCGCAATCGAACCTTCGTCAAGCAGCGACATGGCGCAGTCTTGCAAAAACGCCCTTGCCGTCTGGTCTATGTTGGCCTGCACTGATAAGCATTCGTTCAGATCTGACTTCATGGGTTCCATATATCTTCCATCTGGATCAAGTCTGCAATGCTCTACCCTGTGCTTTGCAACATCTACCGCTATTCTATTGAAGGTATTCGAAATAATCGAACGCTCGTTGCCTCGTCTAATCCTCATTCTTCCAGGCCTAAGGTAACTTTCAGGACCCAGATTGTGGTATGCAGTCGGATCTCGGCCTATAAAGGCATTCCATCCGTGCTGCAGTCTTTGGAATAAGCCCATTTTGATTTATCCTCCTGGGTTATTTGCATAAAAAGACCCGGGGCCCGAAGGACACCCGAGTACTATCCATAGTTATTTAATTTTTACTTCAGTCAAATGCATATTTCTCAGGTACTTTCATATAATAGACAGCGACTTTCCCATTGTTAAAATCATCGTTTCCAAGCAAGATGTAAAGCCCATCTCTCGATGAGTTCCATCTGCACTGCGCCACCCCTGCTGTTCCCTGAGTATTTATTACTGTCTTTGATGAGTTTGAGAACTCTACACCAAGAATCAATGTATTGCTCATAGTGTATCCACTTTCAAGCATTACAGTAGCGTATCGAGTACTTCCGATCGTTGCCGTTGCCATTTTAATCGGAATCTGCTGCTGAATTGTGCTTGTAGCCATACCTTGTCCGCCCCTTTCTTAAGATACCGAAATTACTTCCTCCAGTTTAATTTTTAACGATGTTGAGCCGTTAATATATCCGCTTACTGTTACAGACCCGCTTTCCGTTGTAACGGTCCAATCGCCAATTTGGACAAAAGGTTCACTCAGCCAATAAGCAGTACATATCATGTCGGTGGTGACATCGGCCACATTTTTTGTTGAAGTTACAGAATCGCCAGTTCCGCTAATTGTTCCAAAATCTATCCATAGAGGAACATCTTGTTTTTCAGCAACGGCCGCTTCGATATTTTGTGCCGCTGTCTGGGCATTTTGTGCCGCTGTCTGGGCATTTTGTGCCGCTGTCTGGGCATTTTGTACCGCTGTCTCAGCGTTTTCTACCTGATCGCGTATAAGAGAAAGCTCGGTATCAAGTTCCTCAGATATGGCAAGTATTCCGTTATCCATGTGGTTTAAGTTGGCGGCATCAATTGGAGTATCTGTAGAAGGAGCGTCCTGCCAGCCAACCCTTGTGTATCTTATTGGCATAATTAGCCTCCTTTCACATACGGATATAACTCTCCATCAGGATGAACCAAAGTATTCGGAAACAGTTTCCAGCTATCCGGCATCTCCTGCTTTGGAGTGGTAAGCTCGATTATCTCATCCGGGAAAGGGAGCCTTGGATCGGCATCGTCGGTTCCGTAGATTATCTCTTCCAGAGTATTTAGAACATCGGGATCAAGAGATGTGGAATCGATCACGATTTCGCTTACGGGATCAAACTCATCATCATCAATCTCCTGAGGGAATGTTTCAAACGAGATAGTGGTCTCCTGAATATCCATGGATTCGTTTACAGTTGAGTAAGCTCTCGAAAAGTCAGTAACTCTCATGTTATAAATCATGTGAATTCTGTACCCATGCTCTGTTCCTTCTGTATCATTCCCAATCTTGCTTCTATAACAAAAACCGAACTGGTCTCGATCCTGCTGCCTTGCATAAATACCGGGCGTAAGTTCCCTCTCGCCAAGGTACTCCTCGAACTCGTCAGGGAATGTATAGCATTTTATAGATCCGGAGTATTCCTCAGAAGTATACTCCGACCCAACCTTAACCCCGCCAGAATAAAGGGGGCTTGCGTCTCTTCCGCCATTATTATCGTCAACTCCGGTAAGGCCATTCCACGCAATCCCGCCGGTATAAATGCCACCCTCAAAAGGATAAAAGACGCCATGGTCGACGCCTATCTCGTACTTTCTTTCTCCGAGGGCGTCCCAAGTAAGTCTTCCCATAGCCTTACCTCCTTAGTGGTTACTTCTTGGGTTTCTTCCAAGGTTTCTTTACTTTTCTGGCATTATAGTTCTGCCAGTACTCTTCTTCTGACAGATTCCATCCACTCGCTCTATCTCTCGCGTTGGCATTTCCAGCGCGAAGCGCGCTTCTAAATCGTTTTACGCCATGAGCTCTTGAATCGTTGTATTTAAGGGCTCCATACGAGCCAAGAAGCGATGCCTGAGCAAAAGTTTTTCTGGAGCTCATCCTGGCAATACGCTCGTTAGTAGCTTTATCATGTTTCGAATAGAGTCGATTTGCAGATGCAACTCTCTCCTTCATCCACTGCTCTCTGGATGCCGCAATCTTTTTCCGCTTCTGATCCTTGGAAAGAGACTTATCTCTCTTAATTGCCTTACGATTCGTTTTGTACATGGCCTTGGCGGCTTTAACTCGCCTATCATGACGAATGCCCCAGCGCATGCCAAGAACACCATAGTGCTGGAGAGAATCCTCTGAGCCAGAACGAACTACAGCGTAATATTCGCTCATTTTGATTTCACCTTCTTTCCCTTTTTAATGGTTGCGGCACCTTTGGCCACTTTCGGCTTTCTTTGATGAGGACGATCGGACCATTGGGCGGTGCCATCTCCTGTTTTCTTACCTTCTGACACTTTTACTGAGTTCGTATCGACGCGCCAGGAAGATAGAGAGGGGAGCCCCAACAGTTTCGCCAATCTGTTCCTTTTTCTATACAGCTTTGCCGTTGTTTTAGTATAAGTACCGTCTTCGTTCTTATCCACTTTCTTATAATCCTTAACATCCCAGCCAAGATCGTGGTAGCCCTTCTTTGCTTTCTCAGATACGCCATTAGCAGCGCGCTTAACCTGATATGTAGCAGCCCCGGCAACCTTCCCAACCTTACTGTTGGAAATCTTTCCAAGAAGCGTTTTATCGTATTTGTTCTTCGCCTTCTCGTACTCGCCATAGGTTTTCTTAGTAAGGGCTTTATCTTTTACCAAAGTCTTTGCAAGCTTCTTCTCTAAATTTCCACCCGGCTTAAAGTTTGGGTCGGTCTTGATCATAGCAACGGCAAGTGCTAGATTCTTTCCCTGATTGTGGAAAGCATCTTTCATAGCTTTGCCGGTTTTCTTTTTCTTTATAAGAGCGCTTACGCCAACCTTATCGTCGACTGCTTTTGCAGCACTCTTTGCGCCGCTCGCAACTCCTCCTGCAGCCTTCCCGGCTTGATACGCAGCGTATTCGGCAGGATTATAAAAGTAACGGTACTTGCTTCCTACCTGCACTCTGGTAAAGTATTTATGGTTCTTTTTCTGAGAACCTTTCTTTCCAAAGCCAAAGAGGTGTTCAAGATGGTCATCCTGCCCTTCTCTGACTACGGCGTAGTATTCACTCATCTTTAACCTCACTCAAATGAATCTTTATATAATTTGTAAACAACCCACGCATCCATCAGGGCGGAAACGTTATCAATCTTCTGCTCGTAGCGATCCTTTAAAAGCTTCCTGTTTCCATTAGTGTCCTCGATGGTTATACAATTGCCCATCGTAAAGGACATGATCTCCTCATCAAACAAAAGCTTCCTATCCTCTGCAAGATGCTTAAGCTCGCCAAGCGGCACAGACTCGGTTCTGGCTCCCTGTATTACTTTCTCAACGCCAAAAGAGCCGTTCTCGCTCGTCCATCTTTCGATAAACTCTCTGGCATTGTAAGGGTCATATCCAACCGCTCGAACATCGTAAGCAACTCTTCCGTTGATAAAGTCATACAAATTCTCATACACCATAGTCATATCAAGAGCAGTGCCTGGCATGACGATGAGCGATCCTTCACTTAAGAACTTCTCGTACTTCATTCTCATAGCCATCGGAAGCTTGTACAGAGTCCGCTCCGTTATATAGCTTCTTGCCTTTACACCAAACCTGTCTCCGCCAAGCGGGAAGAGGAATGTAAAAGCACAGAAGTCGTCGCCTCTTGACAAGTCGCACCCCATGGCACAGGGAAGCTGCCAGAACTCTCTTTTCTTATGAAGCTTGGTTTCTTCATAAGTAAAGAAGTAAGTGTAGCCTTCCATCGGGATGCCAAACCTTTTGGCTAAAATATCATTTCGAGATGCCGGCGCTTTCTCGGCCCTTTCCTTATCAAGCTGGTAAGTTTCATAGCTTACCGTCTTTCCAAGGTTGGGATTGGCTTTGAGCCACATTGCCGGATTCTCGACTTCCTTAATGTCGTCAAGCCTGTAATAGAAGATTGAGACATGCGGAGCGATATAGTCGCCTCTAAGGATGGACATAAGCTCCATTTTGATCGTATCGCCAACCGAGTTTCGAACCGTTCCTTCAGATGAGATTGCAAGGATTGTGTATGTTTCGTTTTTACTTGCGCCCTGCTCCAAAGTACCGATAACGTCCTCTCTGATATCGCCCGAGAGCCATTCATCAACCGAGTTTATCGGGGAGTTAAGACCCTGAAGCTTATCAATCGACATAGGTCTGACCTCAAGGAGCGACCCAGTTAAGAAGTTCTGAATTCCCTTCTTTGTTGAGGCAAGCTTTACTCTATTTGCCTTAAGACCTGTTGTGTTCTGAAGAGAACCTTCAGTTAGAAACTTAAAGAAAGGACCCCTTGACCTTACAATCGCAGTTCGAATCGGCCCCATGACCTCTTCCGCCTGTGGCATCGTAGGTGCCGTGGTTACCTGATGTGTTGTTGCAGGGTTTACGGTTAATTCGTATGCCTGAATGCAGGCAACGTACATCGATTTGGCTGATCCTCTGGCCGTTATTATGTACTGCTTTTTGGTCAGCCTCTTTTTGTGCTTCCTCGTTACGTACCTACCGCCTGACTTATTCTGATACGGCTCAAAAGCACTGATTTCTTCGTAGTAATACCAACCGTAAAGCTCCTCTCCCCATAGCTTGAACGAATCCAGCAAATGAAGGTCAGAGCCATCGGTAAGCGTGAGCTCGTTTTCGCAGAACCTGATCCACCCTTCTACCGCCTGGTCGTCGTAGTAAACTCCCGGGTTTCTGATAAGGTCGTCGATCCTGTTCATTTCCATGGAGATCTCACGGTTTATTGGTATTTCGCCACGAAGCACTTTCTCCCTAAACTGTCCATAGTACTTAGGAGTTGCGGTGTTTGAAAGCATTAAACCAACTCCTTTTCTATGTTATAGTCCGAGACGCCTTCTGTTGTTATCGGACAAATCGGATGTTAAATCATCAAGATCTTTTAAAACCTCACTTATTGGTTTGCTACCACTACCCTTAGGTAACGTAATGTTCCTGGGTTTCGGAAGATCAGAAACCTTTGTGTCCCTTGTTGCGCTAGAGAAGATGCTGTAATCGCCATCCCCAAGCTTGAACCCAGAATCAAAGTTTGCTTTCGGCGTGGTAGGCGCAGGGTTAGACGCAGGTGCAGATTTTGGAGTAGAAGAATCATTCTTAAACACGCTCCAGTCACCTTCCTTCAGCTTGAACCCCTGGTCAATCATCCCATGCCCGCTCACGCTTGCTTGAAGTTTTCGCTGCTTCGCCTCATCGCTTTCGTTTTCCTCTCGCTTGGTTCCACTAACGCTCTTAAGCCAGTCAAGAGTTTCGTTGTCTTTGATTCGATCGCTAGCCTCTTTGAGCTGCTTCTCGGTTTTCTTCTGCTGGTAAGCCTCGCTTGCTTTATTTGCCGCATCCTTAGCAATCTTTCCGGTCGCACTCTTAATCCGGTCGAAAATATCAGGATCTTTGTTATTCATCCAATCTCCGATCGTCATCTGCCCATCGTCGCTATCATTAAGAATGCTCTTAACATCAAGCCCAAACTCTTTTCTAAGAGCCTGTAGAGACTGATGAGCACCAGCTACAGCATCGAGGGCTTTCTTGCCTGTTCCAAGCGTATCAATTACCTTATCGATCTTTGACTTTTCCTTAGGCATGTTTTTATTAACCTGCCCGATTGCCAAAGCTCTTGCAGAGGCTTCTCTAAGCTCGTCAGTAGTCATAGAGCCTCGAAGCTTCATGATTTCGTTAAGATCGGCATTGGCGATAGCTCTTTTCTTAGCCGCCTCAAGGTCGGCTTTAGCTTTCTCAGCTTTAGCCTGAGCCTTCGCCTCTTTCTTTTCGGCTCTTGCAGCTTTCTTCTCGGCTCTCTCTTTATCTCGGTCAGTCTTGGCTCTTCTTTTACCAGCAGCCTTCAGAGTACCGTCATAGTTCTGAAATCTTCGAATTCCCCATTTCTGGCCTAAGATTCCATGATGCTCTAAAAACGAGCCGTTTTCCATTTCTTCAAAGTATTCATGCATGGGTTTTACTCACCCCCTGTCTGGTCCTCCAGTGTTTTGTTATATGCACTCGAGCTGATCCCAAGAAGCGCCCCAAGGAACGTATCTACTGCGGCGATCGTCCCTACAACCTCAGTTGCATATGGAAACCCCCAGATCTTTGACAGTGCAAAGTAAAGCGTTCCCGCTGCCGGAAGAAGAATCTGCGCAATCCATTTAAGAAAGTCATACGTCTTATTACTCATCTTCATACATAAACTCCTTTCTTCTTGTCTCTATATCGATCTTCTCAGCCTCGTCCTCAGAAACGATCTTTAGTTTCTGGCAGGCCTCATAACCGATCTTTCCATCTCCGTTCCCACCCGCTTCAAAGTACGGCTGGGCGAGCATCTCCAAATTGCCTTTTTCTTTGACCGTGATACATCCTCTTCGCACGTACTTGTCACTAAGATAAATAATCTTGTCATGGCCGAGGGCAACCAGCATCTTCGACTGTGCTGATTCTTTGGCTTCTTCTTTTTCTCTCCGTCTATCTCTTCTCTGAAGCAGGTATATGACTAAACTCATAACTCCAGAGGAAGAGAAAGCGGAGATCAGTGCCGTAACAATTACCACATCGATCTTCACTTCTCTTCCCTCCTTTTACTTACTTCTCGGATTCGATCCGGCGGATCTCCTTACGAAGTTCCTCCCTCTCGTACTCGGTCTGGGCTTCGTCGTACATTCCCTCAAGCTTCGCAATCATGCGATCTTTAAGAGAATGTCCGCTCATGCCTCCATCTCGCGAGACATATCTACCCGTAACTGGTGATCTCATCGGCGCGTAAGCGTTTGTGTTGGGATTCATACCGTCCATGTAAACTCTGGGCATTACGTTGCGCCTTGAGTACATGGAAGATGAGTTATCCCATTCGCCAGACTCACCCATATCCGCATCATCATACATAAGCTCTCTGCGAAGCTTGTATGCTTTGCAAAGCATCTCAAGGTCGGCGGAGGTGAGATCTTTCTTTTTGTTCATATCCTCGATGCACTCATCAAGAATTTCCTTTGTCTTATAGGCAAGTTTATCCATTTTGATTTCTCCTCCTTTCCTTACATCTTCGGCGGCGTGATAAGGACGTTGGCTTTCTTCACCAAGATAGGAATCGGACTGGTATTCCGAATGCTAACGCTCTCACAGCACCCACACCAGATCTGAACATTGGCAGCCCGAGATACATTGAAGTACTCCTCTACAGCTGCAGGAGTAACTTCCATCTCAGTTGCCGGAACACTGTTTCCATCGAGTGTAATCGCTACCGTGATTGGCTGAACAGTTTCGCCTTCAGGAATGGCAATGTTTGCGCCAAAATCGACAAGGTAGTTTACGCTCCGTCTGTTAAGACGCCTGGTGTTTCCGGAAAGAAGAAAAACCCCGGTACCCTCTCTGTGCCTTACGCATCCGCAAAAGCAGGGGGCCGGAGTCTCGGTAAAGACAATGGTCTCGCCAGGATTAACCGTCTGGACGGCATTTGCTGAATATTCAGCCATGTGCCTCACCTCCTCAGCATCCGCAAGCGTTGAAGTTACCGCAGCCGCATCCGTTGGGATTCTGCACCACATATGCCGGGATCGGTGTCGGATTCAGAGCCTGGCGAAGAGTTGCCGTCTGAGCAGCATTATCGGCAAGGATCTGAGCCGTCTGGCCGTTCTGGGAAGCTGCAAGATTTGCAAGATTGATCTGAGTCTGAAGGTTCGCATTCTGAGCCTTAAGGGCATCGATCTCCTGCTGACAGAGCTTGTCGAGAATGGCCTGCGTATTCTGGTTCTGGTTCTGAATAATATCTCTAACCCCATTGGATACCGTATTGCGATCAGCGCAAGCCTCAGTCGCTACGGTATACTTCAGATCAGCAACGGCTGCCCGGTTATCGCAGCAACAGTTCTGAAGCCCCATGGAAAGCGAGTTGATTCCCTGGTTAAGTGAATTCTGCGCATTCTGTACAGCAAGGAGGCTGTTATATGCGTCAGAGCAGTTCTGGGTCGTCATCGCGGCCACGGATGCCTGAAGGCCGTTAATACCGCCCATTACAGCCTGCTGATCGAAACCTCTCTGCAGGTCTGCCTGATACCCGTAGAACTGACCGCCATTACCTCCATTGTTTCCGTTCCAGCCGTTTCCATTGAAGGCTGCGAACAGCAGAAGGATCAGGATGAGCCATGCTCCGTCCCCACCAAAAGAGCCAAGACCACCATTTCCAGTTACAGCGGCTACGTCAGCAGCCGAAAGCCCATTATTATCTACAAAAGACATAATAAAGCTCCTTTCTCCCGTATAAGTTACGGGTAGATGTGATATGTTTAGTTGCTTCTCGCGAGAAAAGAAAAGCCCGGGAGTTGCACCCGGGTTAGACTGTTCTCTTCTGTTAAATTAAAAAGAACCCAGACTAATGCCTGAGTTCTAAATGTGTATTAAATTGCCCTAAGTTACCTCGCTGTGCCTTAGTATCCCCACTTTTCAACGCAGTGCATATCAAGTCGGTCTGTCGCCCACAGCACTTTAAATGATATTTGATGCTACGTTTCAAGCCATGTTTAAGTAACGGTACAAGCTCTTTTATTTTCAACCCTCTGCCATTTCGCAAAATAAGCGATTCTTTTATCTTTGCGTATTTTTGCACCTTCATTCCCTTTCAAAAGGTATGAATTTTTGGCTTTGCGCTTTTTATTTTCACTTGCCATATCACCACTCCTCCACAATCTGGCCGTGGGGCAGGACTTCCCTGCATACAAGCATGGTTTTCTGCTTGTGTCCTTGTCTCCCTGTATTGGTTGGGTGGGAGCAATTAAACGACCCACAATATTGTGTGCTTTATTTCATGAGCTTTTCTCCGATTACTGCGCCAACGACTACAACAATAATCCCAATAAGCGCAACAAGCGTACCGACGATAATCATATGGCGTCTCCTTTAAATTGCCCTTTAACTTATAACCCACCATACTTTTTATCCAGATTATCGTGAAGGATACCCCACGCCTGATTGACTGCACGAACTATATCAGCCATGGCAACTTTTTCATCATGATCTTCAATCATTTCATCAACCAGATTTTTTACCTGATTCCAAGTGACGGAATAATCTTGTTCCATGTTTGCCCCCCTTTAATTAACTCGATGCAACTTCTGCGGGACGAATATTCTTCAGTTCTTCCCAAATCGTCTTGGCATACTGCTCACCGCCAAGTGTTGTATGATGGATTTGGTCAATAATGTATTCTGGGTGATACTGATTTATCTGTGATTTTCCACCCGCATCAATAACATGGACTCCATAATACTGCCCAATGCGAATCATTGCATCATTATATGCTTGTTGATATAGATCAAGGCTGTTTTTATGCAGTATTCTATAATCTGCCGTTGTTCCACCGCTTAATGTATATTGTTTACCTGTGGATTCTGTAATAAGCACCACCTCAGCATGACTATGCTCAAGGCAGTACGATATTGCTTGATGCAATGCGCCGTAAAAAGTTGTGTTTTGTGTATCGCCAATGTCCCCAATTGTTATTGCACATGCAAAATCATTTACAAACCCTTCGATAGTGATCAGATCAAAATTATCAAGATCATTGCTGTTCAATATAGCGTTAAGAATGTTTGATGATCCGCCATGAATACCATTGCTACCAAGTGTACCACCTGCGATTCCTCGGTTTGTGACATTTAATCCACTAAGATTTTTTAAGAACGGAACATATTTTCCTGTAACTTCACCAGTTTCTTGGTTTATGTATCCCGTGTCAGTAATAGATGTTCCGAATGCACACCATTTTTTCCCGGCCCAAGGGCTTCCAACTTCGGCAACAAGGGTTCTTACAGTATCGCCAATCTGATTTTTTGCGCTATAGGCAACATACTGATTTTGTTTCGGCACTTGCGCTTCCGTGTTTTTGCTCATAAAAACACGCATATATTGTGCAGTTGCCGGGATATTTGATGTACCTTCCGCTTTCACATAATTCCCACTTGTTCCACTTTGAGCAGTAATTCCAGAGACAAAAACATGGTTAGCGTTATAAAATGCTATTGCAACAGCTGGCCCGTAAATATAAGCGATAAGATATTCGATGGCAGATTCTGGGATTACCTCAATATAATCGGAAACATATCCATTGGTGTACGTTTGAATGTCTCCGTTTGTCTTGATATACCCGGTATTGCCAGCCGATGAGAGATCGGAGTACGATTTTGACGCCGATACAATAACCATTAAATTGCTGTCAACACTTTCCTGTAGTGCGTCCGTCCGTGTTTTAAGATCGGCTACATCGTCCTTGATACTTGTTGTAATATATTTTTTTACAAAGGCGTAAGGTAATGATCCACCGGATACAGACGATGTGCTTGTAACAAGCAATTTTGTCCCACCTTGCGGTACAGTAAATTCTTCCGTGGCATAATTCGTACCTTTGTGGTTTTCCGCTTTAGCTATAATATTCAAATTGTCATCCGTGACAACCCAGATTCTCGTCTTTTCCGTGTTACCCTGACATGCTTGTACTTGATATTTTTCCCCAGCAGTTACCGGATACGGATCAAATGTTACCCATCCGCTGTTTAGCAAGGACGCTCTAACCGCAACATCCGTCTCGATATTGTAAAATGTCTGCGTGAGATAGCCGCTTAACGCAACCGATTCCTCGATAGTTTGAAAATCAACCGCATCTTCTAACTGACCAGTTAGGCTCTTTAAATCTTCCTTTAACGAAGAAATCTCATCTCCAGTTTTCTTAGCATCCGCCGCAGCGCCCTCTATTGTCAAAGCGTCGTCCACAACTACCGCAGATCCAACAGGATCCACGTGCTCGTTAAGCCAGCCCGTTACATACTCGCCAACGCCGCCACCAAGCTCCTGCTCTATCTCGGCCACATCTGAGTAAAGGCCGGCAACTCCTTCTTCCAGTCTGTTTAGATTATCGGCATTGATGGGAGTCTCAGTTGAAGGGTAGTTCTCCCAGGTAAGCCGCCTAAAATCTACTTTCATACTACCTCCTATCTTCTGTTAAAAGCTCCGGCGCTTTGCCTTGCAGACTCATACATCTGCTGATTGGCCATACCAGAGTTAAGCATCTGCTGTATGATCATGTTAGGATTGGCTCCATTTTGAAGCTGATTCATTAAAAGGTTATACTGCTGAGGGTTGATTGATCCGTTCTGGTAGCCCTGCTGCAAAAGACTCATAACCGCCTGCTGCGGATTCTGCCTGGCCATGCCTATAACCTGCATCATGTTTAAAAGATTACCCATTAGACTCACCTCCAAGCTCGGATAAGAGCTTATCTAGCTTCTTAGACAGGCCCTCAAACTCTTCTCTCGACACCCCAGTATTTGAAGGAGCTTTCGGTGTAGTCTCCTCGAACGGAAACTCTCTAAGCGTCTCCGGAACTCCGTTTGTAGAGGTGGACTTGAGCCAAAACTTCTTAAGATTAAACGAGAGAAGCAGAACCGTTACTCCTGCTGCTACCGGATAGTTCTTAACCTCATCCTCCGAACTTACAAAGATCGTCATGATCGAGCCCGGGGTCTGCTGGGCCTGAGGAAGAGGAACCACTGTCTGAGGCATCTGGTTAAAGTTCATACCTGTTGGTGTCTGATAGTATGGATTTGTATTGTAAGCTGTCATTTGCTATCTCCTTTCGTAGTAATAAATTGGAACTTCCCATCCGGAATCCCATGTGTCATAGTAATCGCCATCTATGACCGCCACTACATGGGACCCTGTAGCGACTAGAAATCTACCCTTAGGGTGATCCATACAAAACTCTTTAATCGTATAGCAAGCAGGGCAGGTGTCTGGTATTACGTGCCTTCTATACCCGTTTAAGATTAAGTACTCGCCCCAGGACGTGTTAGATGAGGGCATCTCCGACAGATAATAGCTTGTCATGGAAAGGTCTGCATGAGTGTCTCCCCATGACTGGTTCATCAGGACCGAGATAGCCCTTACAGTACAGTCGCTGGTATTCTTGTTTACCGGATTTGCATTAAACCTGACGAACATCTCCTATCTCCCTTTTATCAACAATTCTCCACTCAAGCTCCTTAACATTCTCGTTCATCGCATTCATGAGGATGCCGGAGGTTGGAGGATCGAAGTAAAGAGTAACTTTCTTAGACAGGTAGGTTTTCGCCTCAGGGATCGACAGGCCGAGAGCTTTTTCGTTCGCAAGGAATGCATCCCACGAGCCTTCGTCCTCGTCAGAAATCTGATAGCCGTACACCCCGACTCCAAGCTCGTTAAGCGTGCCAAGAACAGTGTTCGTGTACTCGATGATCTCGGCGTCGAAGGGAGTATAGTCAGGGGGGAGGTTCTTTTTAGCCGTCTCCAAAATGCTGTCCGTGTTCATTTTTCTCACCTCCTAGATTTTCTTGTTAGTAAGTCGTCCTATCGTTGTGTTCCAAATCTTCCTGTCAAGCCTTCCAAGAGGTGTGTAGTTATGGTAATCCTTAAAACTCTTCTTGGTGCTTTGTTTAGACTGCGTGTATTGCGAGTGCTTTCCGGCAATATCAAGTGCGGCTCTAATGTCCGCCATAGATGTTGGCTTAAGGCTGTTTACAAGCTCCTTGTAGCTTGGTATGCCTTTCTTCTTTTTCACGGCTTCAACCACTTTAGGAGCACCATACTTTACAGCGGCAACGTCTCTTTTAACTCTGTATTTAGCCTGATTTACAAGGGCTGAGTTTGCCTTGTGAAGTTTACTAAGGCCGGTCTTATTGGCTATACTCTTTGCTTTGTAGGCAGCAACTTCGGCCGGCGTATAGAGATAACGGTAGCTATCTCCTTCCTGTACCCTCATCAGGTACTTGTGATTCTTCTTCGAAGATCCTTTCTTTCGCCCAAAGCCAAAGAAGTGCTCTAAATAGGCGCCGGAAGAATCTCGTACTACAGCGTAATATGTACTCATAATCCTCCTATTTCCACGGGCATGTGTCGTTAGGCTTCCTCTCTATCGGCAGTTTTGGGAGCATGCGCTCTGAGCCGTAGTGGATAGCCTGATGCGTGTCAAATGTCGTGGTTATTAAGTTGTTTAAATCTAATACTTTGGGATCTCGATTAAGAATATCTTCGATCGTGATTGGATTGATGTGATGAATGTAGGCGGCCTGATTGTGGATTTCGAAATCCGGGTGGGCAAGGTCGCATCCCTTATCTCTTTCGATGACTATGTTCCGTATCCTTCGCCATTCAGGATACTTGTACAGCATCTGATTTAAGTAGCGCCTTGAACCAAAAGTGGCATTGCCGACTTGCCCGGTTATCTTAAGATACTCGTATCGATCATGGAAATCTGGGATCTCAATTAGCTCCAGATACGTCTTCGTCATCTGGTGTGGAGGATCTGTAAGAGCTGAACGCTGCCATAGCATCTGAATACATGGCTTCGATTCTCTTTGCGCTCTCCATAGCCTCCGTCTTTGCTTTCATATACTTCTTCTGTTCTTCCATGATCTCTTTTTCAAGCCTCGCCTTTGTAGATCCACGTCTTAGAAACTCTACGGTCTCCTGAGATGTGGCAGTACCATTCCTGATTCGCTGTTCGACTAGGTCATAGGCTAGTGCAATAAGCTGATCCTCTCGCCTTTCCAAGGATCTAGCCTTTCTAGTCATAGGTTTTGAGGAAAATTCAGGAACCGGTACCGTCTCAATTGGTACTTTCTTCCTTCTTCCCATAAAAATTGCTCCTTTCTTTGCCTAATAGACATCTATAGAAACACAAATACCGCTGAACGTGAAAGATCCTCACTCGTTCAGGCGTAAACGAGGCTCAGGGGAGGCCGAAAGGAGACAGCAGCACTTGTGTTTCCATAGACATTTACTAGGTTGTAGGGTACTTTAGGTTGGTTTGTAGTGAGTTTCGGAGAAATATCAGTGCAAAACTTGTAGAAATATCAACCCCCGGAGAAATTTTGAGGAGGGCGCCGATGCAAAGGGGGTGGCCCTTTAAAGATCCCC